AGTGAAATACCTCCCTTTTGTTGTTTTATCGTTTTGTCGACATTTCTTGTTCTGTGTTTGGTGGTGTTGATGGTGCAGCCTGAGCTTCCTGAGGGACATGAGTGGTGTGGGGAGACGCGTCATTGGTGGCGTGTGTGGGGTGAAGATGCGCGTGCCCAGTTTGTGTCTGATGAGGAGTGGCTGTTTCTCCTTGATGCTGCGGTGATTCATGATGTGGTGTGGCGTGAAGGCAGGGCGGACCTTGTGGCTTCGCTTCGTGCTCATGTGAAGGCGTTTATGGGCATGTTGGATCGTTATTCGGTTGATGTGGCGTCTGGTGGGCGTGGCGGGGGTTCTGCTGTGGCGATGATTGACCGGTATCGGAAGCGTAAGGGGGCCTGATTAGGTGTCTGGTGTTGTTGGTTCTCAGGTTCCTCGTCATCGTGTTGCTGCAGCCTATTCGGTGACTGCTGGCGGGGATGCTGGTGAGCTTGGTAGGGCTTACGGGTTGACGCCTGATCCGTGGCAGCAGCAGGTGTTGGATGATTGGCTAGCAATCGGGGCTAGTGGTCGGCTTGCGTCTGGTGTGTGTGGGGTGTTTGTGCCTCGCCAGAATGGCAAGAATGCTATTTTGGAGATTGTGGAGTTGTTTAAGGCGACTATTCAGGGTCGCCGGATTTTGCATACTGCTCACGAGTTGAAGTCGGCCCGTAAGGCGTTTATGCGGTTGAGGTCGTTTTTTGAGAATGAGCGGCAGTTTCCTGATCTTTATCGTATGGTGAAGTCGATTCGTGCGACGAATGGCCAGGAGGCTATTGTGTTGCATCATCCGGATTGTGCCACGTTTGAGCGTAAGTGTGGCTGTCCGGGTTGGGGTTCGGTTGAGTTTGTGGCCCGTTCGCGTGGTTCGGCTCGCGGGTTTACGGTTGATGATTTGGTGTGTGATGAGGCTCAGGAGTTGTCGGATGAGCAGTTGGAGGCGTTGCTTCCTACAGTAAGTGCTGCCCCGTCTGGTGATCCTCAGCAGATTTTCCTTGGCACGCCGCCTGGGCCGTTGGCGGATGGTTCGGTGGTGTTGCGTCTTCGTGGGCAAGCCCTTGGTGGCGGTAAACGTATCGCCTGGACGGAGTTTTCGATTCCTGACGAGTCGGTTCCGGACGATTTATCAAGGTCTTGGCGGAAGTTGGCGGGTGACACGAATCCGGCTCTTGGTCGTCGTCTGAATTTCGGTACGGTGTCTGATGAGCATGAGTCGATGTCTGCGGCGGGGTTTGCTCGGGAGCGGCTTGGCTGGTGGGATCGTGGCCAGTCTGCTGCGTCGGTGGTTCCTGCTGACAAGTGGGCCCACTCGGCGGTTGATGATGTTGAGCTTGTTGGCGGTAAGGTGTTTGGTGTCTCGTTTTCTCGTTCGGGGGATCGGGTTGCTTTGGCTGGTGCTGGCCGGACTGATGCTGGTGTTCATGTTGAGGTGATTGATGGGCTGTCTGGAACGATTGTTGATGGTGTGGGGCAGCTTGCGGATTGGTTGGCGTTGCGTTGGGGTGGCACGGATCGGATTGTGGTTGCCGGCTCGGGTGCGGTGTTGTTGCAGAAGGCCTTGACGGATCGTGGTGTTCCGGGCCGTGGCGTGGTGGTTGCGGATACTGGGGTGTATGTGGAGGCTTGTCAGGCGTTTCTTGAGGGTGTGCGTTCGGGTGTTGTGTCTCATCCTCGTGCTGATTCTCGCCGTGACATGTTGGAGATTGCTGTGAGGTCGGCGGTTCAGAAGCGTAAAGGGTCTGCGTGGGGTTGGGGTTCCTCGTTTAAGGATGGCAGTGAGGTTCCTTTGGAGGCTGTGTCTTTGGCGTTTTTGGGGGCTAAACAGTTGAGGCGTGGCCGTCGTGATCGTGGTGGTAGGAAGCGGGTGTCTGTGGTATGAACTCGGATGAGCTAAATCTGATTGAGGGCATGTTTGATCGTATCAGGGGGTTGTCTTCGTGGCATTGCCGTATTGAGGGCTACTATGAGGGTTCTAGCCGGGTGCGTGATTTGGGGGTTGCTATTCCTCCCGAGTTGCAGCGGGTGCAGACGGTGGTGTCGTGGCCTGGTATAGCTGTGGATGCTTTGGAGGAGCGTCTGGATTGGCTTGGCTGGACTAATGGTGACGGCTACGGTTTGGATGGTGTGTATGCTGCGAATCGGCTTGCTACGGCTTCGTGTGATGTGCATCTTGATGCACTAATTTTTGGGTTGTCGTTTGTGGCTGTTATTCCGCAAGAGGATGGGTCGGTGTTGGTTCGTCCTCAGTCACCGAAGAATTGTACTGGCCGGTTTTCTGCCGATGGTTCTCGTCTGGATGCGGGTTTGGTGGTTCAGCAGACGTGTGATCCTGAGGTGGTTGAGGCGGAGTTGTTGTTGCCTGATGTGATTGTTCAGGTGGAGCGGCGCGGGTCTCGTGAGTGGGTTGAGACGGGCCGTATCGAGAATGTGCTTGGTGCGGTTCCGTTGGTGCCGATTGTGAATCGTCGCCGTACTTCTAGGATTGATGGCCGTTCGGAGATCACTCGGTCGATTCGTGCTTACACTGATGAGGCTGTGCGCACGCTGCTTGGACAGTCTGTGAATCGTGACTTTTATGCCTACCCGCAAAGGTGGGTGACGGGTGTGTCGGCTGACGAGTTTTCTCAGCCTGGCTGGGTTCTGTCGATGGCTTCTGTGTGGGCTGTTGATAAGGATGAGGACGGTGACACGCCGAATGTGGGGTCGTTTCCGGTCAATTCGCCGACACCGTATTCGGATCAGATGCGCTTGTTGGCGCAGTTGACGGCGGGTGAGGCGGCTGTTCCGGAGCGCTATTTCGGGTTTATTACGTCTAATCCGCCTTCGGGTGAGGCTTTGGCTGCTGAGGAGTCGAGGCTTGTGAAGCGTGCTGAGCGGCGGCAAACGTCGTTTGGTCAGGGCTGGCTGTCGGTTGGTTTTCTGGCTGCCAGGGCGTTGGATTCTCGTGTTGATGAGGCGGACTTTTTTGGTGATGTGGGTTTGAGGTGGCGTGATGCTTCGACTCCGACTAGAGCTGCTACGGCTGATGCTGTGACGAAGCTTGTTGGTGCCGGTATTTTGCCTGCGGATTCTCGGACGGTGTTGGAGATGTTGGGTTTGGATGATGTGCAGGTTGAGGCTGTGATGCGGCATCGTGCCGAGTCGTCTGACCCGTTGGCTGCGCTTGCTGGAGCTATTTCGCGTCAAACTAACGAGGTTTGATGGATGGTTTCGGGTGTGATGTCGAGGCTGGCTGCGACTGAGTATCAGCGTGAGGCGGTCAGGTTTGCTGGAAAGTATGCGGGCTATTATGCCGAGCTGGGTCGTTTGTGGCATTCTGGGAAGATGAGTGACACACAGTATGTTCGTCTATGTGTGGAGTTAGAGCGTGCCGGTCATTATGGTTCAGCAGCGCTGGCTGGCAAGTTTGTTTCAGATTTTCGGAAGCTTAACGGTGTCGATCCTGGTTTGATAGTGTATGACGAGTTTGATGCTGCCGCCGCTTTGGCTAGGTCGTTTTCGACTATGAAGATTCTTAATAGTGACCCGGATAGGGCGAATGACACTATTGATGCGATGGCGGCCGGTGTTGATCGTGCCGTGTTGAATGCTGGTAGGGATACGGTTGAGTGGTCTGCGGGTGCGCAGGGCCGGTCGTGGCGTCGTGTCACGGATGGTGATCCGTGTGCTTTTTGTGCCATGTTGGCTACGAGGTCGGATTATACGACCAAGGAAAGGGCGCTCACTACGGGTCATACTCGGCGTCATAAGCGTGGTGGTAAGCGCCCGTTTGGTTCGAAGTATCATGATCATTGTGGGTGTACGGTGGTTGAGGTTGTTGGCCCTTGGGAGCCAAATAGGGCTGATGCCGAGTATCAGAGGACGTATGAGAAGGCCCGCGAGTGGGTTGATGATCATGGGTTGCCGCAGTCGCCTGGCAATATTTTGAAGGCTATGCGTACTGTTGGCGACATGAGATAAATGGTTTCCGGTTGTGCGCCGCCGGTTATCGGTGTACGGGTTGTCTCCCGCACGGGGGGCGGCAAGATTGGTGTTGTTTTCCGCAAGGAGTGTAGGGTTAGGCTATGGCCGATCAGAATGTTGAAGAACAGAATGTCGACAATGATGTTGTGGAGTCCGGAAAGGATAATGGCATTGTTGATACAGTAAAAGACGATGGCGGGCAGGATGTAGCCGACAATCAGTTGAAGAATGAAGGCGAGGGTAAATCGTCTGGGACTGATTGGAAGGCTGAGGCCCGTAAGTGGGAGTCTCGTGCTAAAAGTAATTTCGCCGAGTTAGAGAAGCTTCGCGCCTCGGATGGTGATGCGGGGTCTACTATTGATGAGCTTCGCCGCAAGAATGAGGAACTCAAAGACCGGATCAACGGGTTTGTTCTTGAGGGTGTGAAGCGCGAGGTGGCTGCCGAGTGTGGCCTGTCGAGTGATGCGATCGCTTTCTTGTCGGGTGGCGATAAGGAGTCGCTTGCCGAGTCTGCGAAAGCTTTGAAGGGTTTGATCGACCATAGTAGTGGTGGCGCGGGTGTGCGCCGTCTTGCGGGGAGTGCCCCCGTTGATGATGTTAAACGACGTGAGGGTGTCGCGTTTGTGGATGCTCTTGTCAATAATTCTAGGAGATGATTTGTGATGGCTGACGATTTTCTTTCTGCAGGGAAGCTTGAGCTTCCTGGTTCTATGATTGGTGCGGTTCGTGACCGTGCTATCGATTCTGGTGTTTTGGCGAAGCTGTCGCCGGAGCAGCCGACTATTTTCGGGCCTGTGAAGGGTGCCGTGTTTAGTGGTGTTCCTCGCGCAAAGATTGTTGGTGAGGGCGAGGTTAAGCCTTCCGCTAGCGTTGATGTTTCTGCGTTTACTGCGCAGCCTATCAAGGTTGTGACTCAGCAGCGCGTCTCGGACGAGTTCATGTGGGCTGACGCCGATTACCGTCTCGGTGTGTTGCAGGATCTGATTTCCCCAGCCCTGGGTGCTTCTATTGGTCGCGCCGTTGATCTTATTGCTTTCCATGGTGTTGATCCGGCTACCGGTAAGCCTGCCGCGGCTGTCAAGGTATCGCTGGATAAGACGTCGAAGACGGTTGATGCCACAGATTCTGCCACGACCGATCTGGTCAAGGCTGTCGGTTTGATCGCTGGGGCTGGTTTGCAGGTTCCTAACGGTGTCGCCTTGGATCCTGCTTTCTCGTTTGCGCTGTCTACCGAGGTGTATCCGAAGGGGTCTCCGCTTGCCGGTCAGCCGATGTATCCTGCCGCCGGTTTCGCGGGGCTTGATAATTGGCGTGGCCTGAATGTTGGTGCTTCTTCGACTGTTTCGGGTGCCCCGGAGATGTCGCCTGCCTCTGGTGTTAAGGCTATTGTTGGTGATTTCTCTCGTGTCCATTGGGGTTTCCAGCGTAACTTCCCGATCGAGCTGATCGAGTATGGCGATCCTGATCAGACTGGTCGCGACCTTAAGGGCCATAACGAGGTTATGGTTCGCGCTGAGGCGGTTCTGTATGTGGCTATCGAGTCGCTTGATTCGTTTGCTGTTGTGAAGGAGAAGGCTGCACCGAAGCCTAATCCGCCTGCCGAGAACTGATTTATTGTTGCGGTGATGTGTACATGTGCAGGGGGTGGTGTTGATGGGTATCATTTTGAGGCCTGAGGATATTGAGCCTTTCGCCGATATTCCTAAAGATAAGCTTGAGGCGATGATCGCTGATGTGGAGGCTGTTGCTGTCAGTGTCGCCCCCTGTATCGCTAAACCGGATTTCAAGTACAAGGATGCTGCTCGGGCTATTTTGCGTAGGGCGTTGTTGCGCTGGAATGATACTGGCGTGTCGGGGCAGGTGCAGTATGAGTCTGCGGGTCCGTTCGCCCAGACTACACGGTCTAATACGCCTACGAACTTGTTGTGGCCTTCTGAGATTGCTGCGTTGAAGAAGTTGTGCGATGAGAGTGGTGGCGCCGGTAAAGCGTTCACGATCACACCCACGATCCGTGGTGGATATACACATTCTGAGGTGTGTTCTACCGTGTGGGGTGAGGGTTGTTCGTGCGGATCTGATATTAACGGCTACGATGGCCCTTTGTGGGAGATATAGGATGACTGGTTTTCCTTTCGGTGAGACTGTGGTGATGCTTCAACCGACTGTTCGTGTCGATGATCTTGGCGACAAGGTGGAAGACTGGTCTAAGCCTGTCGAGACTGTGTACCATAATGTGGCTATCTATGCTTCCGTTTCGCAGGAGGATGAGGCGGCAGGCCGTGACTCGGATTGGGAGCATTGGACGCTGCTGTTCAAGCAGCCTGTCAAGGGTGCCGGTTATCGGTGTCGTTGGCGTATTCGGGGTGTTGTGTGGGAGGCTGACGGGTCGCCTCTTGTGTGGCATCATCCGATGTCTGGCTGGGATGCTGGTACGCAGGTTAATGTGAAGCGTAAGAAGGGCTGATAGGTAGTGGCTCAGAATGTGAATGTGAAGCTTAATCTTCCTGGTATCCGTGAGGTGCTGAAAGCGCCGGGTGTGCAAGCTATGTTGGCTGAGCGTGGCGAGCGTGTGCGGCGTGCCGCCGCGGCGAATGTGGGCGGTAACGCTTTCGATAGGGCCCAGTATCGTGGTGGGTTGTCGTCTGAGGTGCAGGTTCACCGTGTTGAGGCTGTGGCGAGGATTGGCACCACCTATAAGGGTGGTAAGCGTATTGAGGCTAAGCATGGCACGTTGGCGAGGTCGATTGGGGCTGCGTCGTGATCGTGTACGGTGATCCTCGCGTGTGGGCTAAACGCGTGCTCAAGGATGATGGTTGGCTGTCGGATGTGCCGTGTACTGGGACTGTTCCTGACCGGTTTGAGGGTGACCTGATTTGGTTGGCTCTTGATGGTGGCCCGGAGTTGCATGTTCGTGAGCGTGTTTTTTTGCGTGTGAATGTGTTTTCGGATATGCCGGATCGTGCTATGTCGTTGGCTCGCCGGGTTGAGGCTGTGCTGTCTGACGGGGTGGATGGGGATCCGGTGGTGTTTTGTCGGCGTTCTACTGGTCCTGATTTGTTGGTGGATGGTGCACGTTTTGATGTGTATTCGTTGTTTGAGCTGGTGTGCCGTCCTGTCGAATCCGAGTAAACGTTTTGTTTTGATATTGTTTTAATTGTTTGTTTGATATTGTTTTTGGGGGTTGTGATGGCTGCTACACGTAAAGCGTCTAATGTTCGCTCTGCTGTTACGGGCGATGTCTATATTGGTGCCGCTCATGCTGGTGACACTATTGATGGTGTTGGGAAGATTCCTGACGGTCTTACCGCACTGGGTTATCTGTCGGATGACGGGTTTAAGATTAAGCCTGAGCGTAAAACTGATGATTTGAAGGCTTGGCAGAATGCGGATGTTGTTCGCACTGTTGCCACCGAGTCGTCTATCGAGATTTCTTTCCAGCTGATCGAGTCTAAGAAGGAGGTTATCGAACTGTTTTGGCAGTCGAAGGTTACTGCCGGAGTCGATTCGGGTTCGTTCGATATTTCTCCTGGTGCTACGACGGGTGTTCATGCCCTGTTAATGGATATTGTTGATGGGGATCAGGTTATCCGCTACTATTTCCCCGAGGCGGAGCTTGTTGATCGTGACGAGATTAAGGGCAAGAATGGCGAGGTTTACGGGTATGGTGTGACGTTGAAGGCGTATCCTGCCCAGATTAATAAGAAGGGTGATGCGGTGTCTGGTCGGGGGTGGATGACGGCTTTAAAAGCTGATACTCCCCCGGTTCCTCCGAAGCCTCAGCCGGATCCGAATCCGCCGTCCGATAACTGACACACATTATAAGGGATTGTTGATAGATGAGTGACACAGGTTTCACGTTAAAGATTGGTGACCGTAGCTGGGTGTTGGCGGATGCGGAGGAGACGGCGCAGGCTGTTCCTGCCCGCGTGTTTCGCCGTGCCGCTAGGATTGCCCAGTCGGGGGAGTCTGCGGATTTCGCCCAGGTTGAGGTGATGTTTTCTATGTTGGAGGCTGCCGCCCCAGAGGATGCTGTGGAGGCCCTGGAGGGGCTTCCTATGGTGCGTGTGGCCGAGATTTTCCGCCAGTGGATGGAATATAAGCCTGACGGTAAAGGGGCTTCCCTGGGGGAATAATTTGGCTCCACGGCCTGATTGATGATTATCGTGGGGCCATCGAATACGATTTTCGCACTAAATTTGGTGTTTCTGTTTATAGTGTTGGTGGCCCGCAGATGTGTTGGGGTGAGGCTGTCCGGCTGGCTGGCGTGTTGTGTACTGACACGTCTAGCCAGTTGGCGGCCCACGTGAATGGTTGGCAGCGCCCGTTTGAGTGGTGCGAGTGGGCGGTGTTGGACATGTTGGATCATTACAGGTCTGCTAATAGTGAGGGGCAGCCGGAGCCTGTGGCGAGGCCTACTGATGAGCGCAGGGCGAGGTTTACGTCTGGGCAGGTGGACGATATTTTGGCGCGTGTCCGCGCTAGTGGCGGGGTGTCTCGCGAGATTAATATTATGGGGTGAATAGTGTATGTCTGGTGAGATTGCTTCCGCATATGTGTCGTTGTATACGAAGATGCCTGGTTTGAAATCGGATGTTGGTAAGCAGCTTTCCGGGGTTATGCCTGCTGAGGGTCAGCGTTCTGGTGGTTTGTTTGCTTCTGGGATGAAGTTGGCGCTTGGTGGCGCGGCGATGATGGGTGCCATCAATGTTGCTAAGAAGGGTCTCAGGTCTATCTATGATGTGACTATTGGTGGCGGTATTGCTAGGGCTATGGCTATCGATGAGGCTCAGGCTAAACTGACTGGTTTGGGTCACACGTCTTCGGATACGTCTTCGATTATGAATTCGGCTATTGAGGCTGTGACTGGTACGTCGTACGCTTTGGGTGATGCGGCGTCTACGGCGGCTGCTTTGTCTGCTTCTGGTGTGAAGTCTGGCGGGCAGATGACGGATGTGTTGAAGACTGTCGCGGATGTGTCTTATATTTCTGGTAAGTCGTTTCAGGATACGGGCGCTATTTTCACGTCGGTTATGGCTCGCGGTAAGTTGCAGGGCGATGACATGTTGCAGCTTACTATGGCTGGTGTGCCTGTGTTGTCTCTGTTGGCTAGGCAGACGGGTAAAACGTCGGCTGAGGTGTCGCAGATGGTGTCGAAGGGGCAGATTGATTTTGCCACGTTTGCGGCTGCGATGAAGCTTGGTATGGGTGGTGCTGCGCAGGCGTCTGGTAAGACGTTTGAGGGCGCTATGAAGAATGTTAAGGGTGCCCTGGGTTATCTTGGTGCTACGGCTATGGCCCCGTTTCTTAACGGTTTGCGGCAGATTTTTGTTGCGTTGAATCCGGTTATCAAGTCTGTCACTGATTCTGTGAAGCCTTTGTTTGCGTCGGTGGATCAGGGGATTCAGCGTGTGATGCCGTCTATTTTGGCGTGGATTAATCGTATGCCTGGCATGATCACGAGAATGAATGCACAGATGCGCGCCAAGGTAGAGCAGTTGAAGAGCATTTTTGCGAGAATGCATATACCTGTCCCAAAGGTGAATTTGGGTGCCATGTTTGCTGGCGGCACCGCGGTGTTTGGTATTGTTGCTGCGGGTGTGGGGAAGCTTGTTGCGGGGTTTGCCCCGTTGGCGGTGTCGTTGAAGAATCTGTTGCCGTCGTTTGGTGCTTTGAAGGGTGCCGCTGGCGGTCTGGGCGGCGTGTTTCGCGCCCTGGGTGGCCCTGTCGGTCTTGTGATCGGCTTGTTTGCGGCAATGTTTGCCACTAACGCCCAGTTCCGTGCCGCTGTTATGCAGCTTGTGGGTGTTGTCGGTCAAGCCCTTGGCCAGATTATGGCGGCTGTGCAGCCGCTGTTTGGTTTGGTTGCGGGTGTTGTGGCACAGTTGGCTCCCGTTTTTGGCCAGATTATTGGCATGGTTGCCGGTTTGGCTGCCCAGCTTGTGCCTTTGATTAGTATGCTTGTTGCCCGGCTGGTTCCTGTGATCACGCAGATTATTGGTGCGGTGACGCAGGTTGCTGCCATGCTGCTGCCTGCACTGATGCCGGTGTTGCAGGCTGTGATGGCTGTGATACGGCAGGTTGTTGGTGTGATCATGCAGCTGGTGCCTGTGTTGATGCCTGTGATTCAGCAGGTTTTGGGTGCTGTCATGTCTGTTCTACCGCCGATTATTGGTTTGATTCGGTCGCTGATACCGGTGATCATGTCTGTTATGCGTGTAGTAATGCAGGTTGTTGGTGCCGTGTTGCAGGTGGTGGCCCGTATTATGCCGGTTGTGATGCCGATTATGACGGCTGTGATCGGGTTTATTGCACGTATTCTTGGTGCTGTCGTGTCTGCCGCTGCACGGATTATTGGTTCTGTAACTCGTGTTATCGCCTGGGTTGTGGGCCATTTGGTGTCTGGTGTGGCGCGTATGGGTTCGGCTATCCTGAATGGCTGGAATCGTATTAGAGCGTTTACGTCTGCGTTTATTAACGGTTTCAAGTCGATCATTTCTGGCGGCGTTAACGCGGTTGTGGGGGTTTTTGCGCGGCTGGGTTCTTCGGTTGCCTCCCATGTGAGGTCTGGTTTTAACGCGGCCCGTGGTGCTGTTTCTTCCGCCATGAATGGGATCCGGGGTGTGGTGTCTTCGGTGGCGTCTGCTGTTGGCGGGTTCTTCGGCTCGATGGCTTCTCGGGTTCGTGGTGCCGCCTCGTCCGGGTTTAACGGGGCACGGAGTGTGGCTTCTTCTGCTATGCATGCTATGGGCTCGGCTGTGTCTAGCGGTGTGCATAGTGTGCTGGGTTTTTTCCGGAATCTGCCCGGCAATATTCGGCATGCTCTCGGTAATATGGGGTCCCTGTTGGTGTCTGCGGGCCGTGACGTGGTGTCTGGTTTGGGTAATGGGATCAAGAATGCTTTGAGTGGCTTGTTGGATACGGTGCGTAACATGGGTTCCCAGGTGGCTAACGCGGCGAAGTCGGTGTTGGGTATTCATTCCCCGTCTAGGGTGTTTCGTGACGAGGTTGGCCGCCAGGTTGTTGCTGGTTTGGCTGAGGGTATAACAGGTAACGCGGGTTTGGCGTTGGATGCTATGTCTGGTGTGGCTGGAAGTCTGCCTGACGCTGTTGATGCCCGGTTCGGTGTGCGATCGTCTGTGGGCTCGTTTACCCCGTATGGCAGGTATCAGCGTATGAGCGATAAGAGTGTTGTGGTGAATGTGAATGGGCCGACGTATGGGGATCCTAACGAGTTTGCGAAGCGGATTGAGCGGCAGCAGCGTGACGCTTTGAACGCGTTGGCTTACATGTGATAGGGGGTGTGGTTCATGTTTCTTCCTGACCCGTCTGATCGTGCCGGTTTGACTGTTACTTGGTCTATGTTGCCGTTGATTGGTAATGATCCGGAGCGTGTGCTTCATTTGACGGATTATACAGGTGCGTCTCCTGTCATGTTGTTGAATGATTCGTTGCGTGGCCTGGGTGTTCCTGAGGTGGAGCATTTTTCTCAAACTCATGTTGGGGTGCACGGCTCGGAGTGGCGCGGGTTTAATGTGAAGCCTCGCGAGGTGACACTACCGGTGTTGGTGTCGGGTGTTGACCCGGATCCGGTGGGCGGTTTTCGTGACGGTTTTTTGAAAGCCTATAACGAGTTGTGGTCTGCTTTTCCCCCGGGCGAGGTGGGGGAGTTGTCGGTTAAAACCCCGTCTGGTCGTGAGCGTGTGTTGAAGTGCCGGTTTGATTCGGTGGATGACACGTTTACGGTTGATCCGGTGAACAGGGGTTATGCGCGCTATCTGTTGCATTTGACGGCCTATGACCCGTTTTGGTATGGGGATGAGCAGAAGTTTCGTTTTAGTAACGCGAAGTTGCAGGATTGGTTGGGTGGCGGCCCTGTCGGCGGGAAGGGTACCGCTTTTCCGGTGGTGTTGACGCCTGGTGTTGGTTCGGGTTGGGATAATCTGTCTAATAAGGGTGATGTGCCTGCGTGGCCTGTGATTCGTGTTGAGGGGCCTTTGGATTCGTGGTCTGTGCAGATTGATGGTTTGCGTGTGTCTTCGGACTATCCTGTCGATGAGTATGATTGGATTACTATTGATACGGATCCTCGGAAGCAGTCTGCGTTGTTGAACGGGTTTGAGGATGTGATGGATCGTCTGTCTGAGTGGGAGTTTGCGCCTATCCCGCCTGGCGGTTCGAAGAGTGTGAATATTGAGATGGTTGGTTTGGGTGCCATTGTTGTGTCGGTGCAGTACAGGTTTTTGAGGGCTTGGTGAATAGTTGATGGCTGGTCTTGTCCCGCAGATAACATTGTTTACGCCAGACTATCGCCGTGTGGCGCCTATCAATTTTTTTGAGTCGTTGAAGTTGTCGTTGAAGTGGAATGGTTTGTCGACGCTGGAGTTAGTGGTTTCGGGGGATCATTCCAGGCTTGACGGGTTGACGAAGCCGGGTGCACGCCTGGTTGTTGATTATGGTGGTGGCCAGATTTTTTCTGGGCCTGTGCGTAAGGTGCATGGTGTTGGTCCTTGGCGGTCTTCCCGTGTGACTATCACGTGTGAGGATGATATCCGCCTGTTGTGGCGTATGCTGATGTGGCCTGTGAATTATCGCCCCGGTTTAGTGGGTTCGGAGTGGCGTGCTGACAGGGATTATGCCCACTATTCTGGTGCGGCAGAGTCGATTGCTAAGCAGGTGTTGGGGGATAATGCTTGGCGGTTTCCGCCCGGTTTGTTTATGATGGATGATGAGCGTCGTGGCCGTTTTATTAAGGATTTTCAGGTGCGGTTTCACGTGTTTGCTGACAAGTTGTTGCCGGTGTTGTCGTGGGCTCGGATGACTGTTTCGGTGAACCAGTTTGAGAATGCGAAGTTTGATCAGCGTGGTTTAGTGTTTGATTGTGTGCCGGCAGTTACTCGTAGCCATGTGTTGACTGCCGAATCGGGGTCGATTGTGTCGTGGGAGTATGTGCGTGACGCCCCTAAGGCTACTTCGGTGGTTGTGGGTGGCCGCGGCGAGGGCCGGGATCGGCTGTTTTGTGAGGATGTTGATTCGATGGCTGAGGGGGACTGGTGGGATCGGGTTGAGGTGTTTAAGGATGCCCGTAACACTGATTCTGAGAAGGTGTCTCTCTTCGATGAGGCTGAGCGGGTGTTGTCCGAGTCGGGGGCCTCGTCGGGGTTTAAGATCGAGTTGGCTGAGTCGGATGTGTTGCGTTTCGGGCCGGGCAATCTGATGCCGGGTGATCTTATCTATGTGGATGTGGGTTCTGGTCCTATTGCGGAGATTGTTCGGCAGATTGATGTGGAGTGCGATTCGCCTGGTGACGGGTGGACGAAGGTGACACCGATTGCGGGGGATTATGAGGATAATCCGTCGGCGTTGCTAGCACGGCGTGTTGCCGGTTTGGCTGCCGGTGTGCGGGATTTGCAAAAATTCTAGTTGATTGGGGTTTGTTGTGGGTATTGTGTGCAAGGGTTTTGATGGTGTGTTGACCGAGTATGATTGGGCTCAAATGTCTGGTCTGATGGGTAATATGCCGTCGGTGAAGGGCCCGGATGATTTTCGTGTGGGTACGACGGTTCAGGGTGCCACGGTGTTGTGTGAGGTTCTGCCGGGGCAGGCTTGGGCTCACGGTGTGATGTGCACGTCGAATAGTGTTGAGACGGTGACGGGGCAGCTGCCGGGGCCGGGGGAGACCCGCTACGACTATGTGGTCCTGTCGCGGGATTGGGAGCAGAACACAGCGAAGTTGGAGATTGTTCCCGGTGGCCGTGCGGAGCGTGCCCGTGATGTGTTGCGCGCCGAGCCTGGCGTGTTTCATCAGCAACTGTTGGCTACTTTGGTGGTGTCGTCTAACGGGTTGCAGCAGCAGTTGGATAGGCGTGCTATAGCGGCCCGTGTGGCGTTTGGCGAGTCTGCGGCGTGTGACCCTACCCCTGTGGAGGGTGACCGTGTGATGGTTCCTTCGGGGGCTGTGTGGGCTAACCATGCGGGCGAGTGGGTGCAGTTGTCTCCGCGTATTGAGACGGGTTCGAAGTCGATCATGTTTGGTGGGTCTAACGTGTATGCTTACACGATCTCGTTTGGACGGGAGTTTACGTCTCCGCCTGTTGTGGTGGCGTCTATGGGGACGGCTGCTGGTGGCACCACCCAGATTGATGTGAAAGCCTACAATATTACTACCAAAGATTTTGGTTTGGCGTTTATCACGAATGATGGTTCGAAGCCGAATGGTGTGCCCGCGATTGCGAATTGGATTGCTGTCGGCGTGTGACTGTACAGGTGTTGTGGCGGATGGTGTGATGTTGGGGGGGCTGTGGTGTCGTGGTTTACTCCTGCACTGGTGGCCTCTATCTGTACCGCGTTGGCCACTATTTTAGGTTCTGTTCAGGCGGTCACGTCTAAATCGAGGAAGCGTTTACGGAGGCTGTCTGCGCAGGTTGATTCGATGGAAGAGTATACGTGGGGTGTGCGGCGTGAGGTTCGCCGGTTTAACGCTGGTCTTCCTGATGGGGTTGATCCGCTTGTTTTGCCTGATCCGCCCGGTTTTTTGCAGGATTCATTGGGGGGGTGAGTGATGAGGGAGTTGGAGGAAGAGAAGCGGCAGCGCCGCAATTTTGAGAAGGCTTCCCTGCTGTTGTTGTTCCTGTCACTTGTACTACTGGCGGTGGTTGCTGGGGGTGCTTTGCGTTTCGGATCGGTGTCTTCTGAGCGGGATTCGGAGCAGGCTAGGGCCGAGTCTAATGGTATAGCGGCTAAAGGTTTAGCCAGTCGTGTAAAGCAGGTGTGTACCCAGGGTGGTGTGGAGTCTGTTAAGCTTCACCGTTCTGGTTTGTGTGTGGATGCTGCCCGCACGGAGCGTAGCGTAGCGGGTGTGCAGGGTCCTGCCGGTGAGCGCGGCCCGCAAGGGCCCGCCGGTGTGGATGGGCGTAATGGTGTTAACGGTTCGGATGGGCTTGTTGGCCCTGTTGGTCCGCCGGGTTCCCCGGGTTTGAATGGTGTGAACGGTCCTGACGGGTTGCCTGGGGCTAACGGGTCGGATGGCCGTGATGGTGTCCGTGGTCTTGCGGGTGCTGATGGTAAAGATGGCGTGAAAGGGGATCTGGGCGATACTGGTCCCGCTGGTGAGCCTGGTGCGCCCGGTTCTGCGGGTTCTGCCGGCACGCAAGGTGCACAGGGTGAACGGGGTGAGCGCGGCCCTGCCGGTGTGAACGGATCTGATGGTAAAGATGGTAAGGATGGGCGTGATGGCCGCTCGGTGGTGTCCGTGTACTGTTCTGGGGGGCGCCTGGTTGTGAAATATAGTGACGGTGTGGCTTCCACGATATCGGGTTCGGTGGCCTGCGAGAGTGTGAAACCGTCGCCGGTGGTTACCGTGTCATCCCGCAAATAGCAGAAGAGGAAAGGGTGTTACTGGTGTTGATGATGTTTGGGGGTGGTGTGCGGTGAGATACATTCCAGCGGCGCACCATTCTGCCGGTTCTAATCATCCGGTGAATAGGGTTGTGATTCATGCGACATGCCCGGATGTGGGGTTCCCGTCCGCCTCCCGTAAAGGGCGGGCGGTGTCTACAGCAAACTATTTTGCTTCCCCATCGTCTGGCGGTTCGGCGCATTATGTGTGCGATATTGGGGAGACTGTGCAGTGCCTGTCCGAGAGCACTATTGGCTGGCATGCCCCGCCGAATCCGCATAGTTTAGGTATTGAGATTTGCGCGGATGGGGGTTCGCACGCCTCGTTCCGGGTGCCGGGGCATGCTTACACTCGGGAGCAGTGGCTTGATCCTAGGGTGTGGCCCGCGGTGGAGCGGGCTGCTGTGTTGTGTCGGCAGTTGTGTGACAAATATAATGTTCCGAAGAGGAAGCTTAGTGCAGCCGATTTGAAGGCTGGCAGGCGGGGTGTTTGCGGGCATGTGGATGTTACGGATGCGTGGCATCAGTCGGATCATGACGATCCCGGCCCGTGGTTTCCGTGGGACAGGTTTATGGCCGTAGTCAACGGCGGTAGTAGTAGTGATAGTGGGGAGTTAACTGTGGCTGATGTGAAAGCGCTGCATGATCAGATTAAACAATTGTCTGCGCAGCTCACCGGTTCGGTGAATAAGCTGCACCACGATGTTGGTGTGGTACAGGTGCAGAATGGTGATTTGGGTAAACGTGTCGATGCTCTGTCGTGGGTGAAGAATCCGGTGACGGGGAAGCTGTGGCGCACTAAGGATGCCCTGTGGAGCATCTGGTATTACGTGCTGGAGTGTCGCAGCCGGATCGGCAAGCTTGAAGCCGATATTGCCCAGTTGAAGAAGTGATGGTGATCGATTGTGGGTAAACAGTTTTGGTTAGGTTTACTGGAGCGGGCGGCTAAGACTTTTGTGCAAACGTTTGTTGCTGTGCTTGGGGTGACTGCGGGTGTGACTTATACTGCGGAGTCGTTTCGCGGTTTGCCGTGGGAGTCTGCCCTGATTACGGCCGGGGTTGCTGCGGTGCTGTCGATTGCTACCTCGTTTGGTAACCCGTCGTTTGTTGCCGGTAAACCGAAAACGACGCCTGTTGTGGATGCTGGGCTTGTTCCACCGGATGATCCTGGAATAGTGGAGTCTCACATGGTTGACGAAACGGATCCTGGCATGATCGAGCCTGTAGACGATGCTGATCTTGGTGGCTATGTGCCGAAGCGTGCAGCCGAGTCTGAGGTTGGCACGGTAGAGCCGATCGAATGATAAGTGAATGTGTGTGTGCCCCAGCGGTGCTGCCACGATTGTGTGGTGGTTGCTGCTGGGGCACTATTTTTGTGTCTACAGGGGTTTTACAGGTTGTCGTCTAGGGTGTCTTCGAGTGTCTGTTGTAGGAGTGCACACTCGGCGAGGGTGTCTTCAGCCTGGTCGACAATGTTTTGTTTTGCTATGCCTGGATAGTTGTTGCGGTGATTGTAGATGGCTTCCAGAATGTTGTCTGCCATGATTTGTAGTGTTAGGGCCTGGTTGGTGATGCATTCCAGCTCGTCTAGGGCGGCCTGGCTAGCCTCCGGCTGCCGGTTGTCCGGATGTTCTGCAAGGTTGCAGTCCCACAGGATTTCTTGGCATGCATCCCTGGTGTCTGCGTCCACATCGATGTCGTCTAGGCTGACACCGTTGGCGTTGAGGCTGATGTTGTCGAGGTTGATGGGAACCAGATATTCGCTGCTGATGCTGCAGGTGATGTTTGCGAGTTCTGTCATGTTTCGTGGCTGCTGCTGTATGATGCGGCGGGCCGCGGTTTTGAGGGCTGTGACTGTTCGGTGTCTGTTACTGGGCATCGTTTCTATTCTTCTTCCCCGGTGTAGCTGGTGGTGTTGGTGTACTGGGTGAGTGTGATCAGGCACTGGTCGGCCCACTGTTTCACCGTCTGCCGTGTCACACCCAATCGTTGGGCTGCCACCGAATAGGTTTGATCATACCCGTAGACTTCCCTGAATGCGGCAAGCCGTGCTAGCCGTTTCCGCTGTTTTGATGGTTCACATGTGAGGGTGTAGTCGTCGATGGCCAGTTGTAGATCGATTATGGTTACAATGTTGTTGCCGTGATGCTGGGGGGCGGTTGGTGGCGGCGGCATTCCCGGTTCGACGGATGGTTTCCATGGGCCTCCGTTCCAGATCCATTGGGCGGCTTGGATAATGTCGGCTGTGGTGTAGGTTTGGTTCACGGGTCACCCCCTGAACAGGTCGTCAAGGCTGTTGGTGTTGGTGGTGTCGAATCGTCCCACACAGTGGCAGTAGTCGTACATGAGTTTGATAATGTGTTGGTGGTCGCCTAGGTAGGTGTTGCCGCTGATACTGTAGGTGGCTGTGCCGTCTTTGCTTATGGTGTATTTGGCGGTGATGGTTTCGGGTGTTTCTGTGTTGGTGATGATGGCTGTGGTGGTGGAGCCTACTGTTTGTAGCCTGGTGGTTTGGGTTCCGTCGTCGAGGATGGTAGTAACCATTATGGGGTTCTCCTTTTAGTTGCTGGTTTGGTTGTCGGCTAGGTGAATAATATCGGATAAAGGTTTCGGCTGGTCTAGGTGTTGTATAGTTTTGTTGGCTAGCCGTTTGGCTACCCTGTAACACATTTTGGTATAGTGTTTGTTGTCTAGGTTGTGGTATTGTTCCCGCACCGCAATATATAGTAGGGAGTCTTGGTACAGGTCGTCTGCACTGATTGCGGGGTAGTGTGCGGCTGTTTTGGTGCATGCCCGGTTGAGTGTGTGTAGATGCTGGTTTGTGGCCCATCCCCACGATGCTGTGGTGGCCAGGTCTGCTTTTGTTGGTCGTCTACTCATGGCACTATTTCATCTCGCTATCTGATAGTTGTTTGGTGTTTTGTTGTTGATAGTGTAGCACACGAGTCCGGGGTGGCCGGTGGTGCCTGTGCGGTGCCGGAACCATGTGGATTCGCCTTCCATGGATGGGCATTGGATGAAGGTGCGTTGTCCTTGCTCAGAGATTTCTAGGTGGTGCCGGTGCCCGGCCATGAGGATGTGGGATGTGGTGCCGTTGTGGAATTCTTGGCCGCGCCACCATTCGTAGTGTTGGTTGTTGCGCCATTGGTGTCCGTGGGCGTGTAGGATTTGTGTGCCTGCCACGTCGACGGTGGTGGTCATTTCGTCCCGCTCAGGGAAGTGGAAGTGGATGTTGGGATACTGGTTGGTGAGCTGGTAGGCTTCTGCGATGGCCCGGCAGCAGTCCACATCGAATGAATCGTCGTAGGTGGTGACTCCTTTGCCGAATCGTACTGCCTCACCATGGTTGCCGGGGATGGATGTGATGGTGACGTTGGCGCAGTGGTCGAACATGTGGACGAGTTGCATCATGGCCATGCGGGTGAGCCTGATTTGTTCCGTCAAGGGTGTTTGTGTTCGCCAGGCGTTGTTGCCTCCTTGTGACACGTATCCTTCGATCATGTCGCCGAGGAAGGCGATGTGGACCCGTTGCGGTTTTCCTGCTTGCTGCCAGTAGTGTTTAGCGGCGGTGAGGGACCGGAGGTAGTCGTCGGCGAAGCGGCTGGTTTCTCCGCCGGGGATGCCTTTGCCGATTTGGAAGTCTCCTGCCCCGATCACGAACGCAACATTACTATCTGTTGTGCTACTGGTGGCGGGTTTTGGGGGCTGCCAGTCGGCTAGCTTAGCTACGAGTTCATCCACGGGATAGGGGTCTGTTTTGGGTTGGTGGTCAATAATTTTTTGTATGGATCGGCCTGTTTCTCCGTTGGGGAGTGTCCATTCGGAGATGCGTGTGCGCCGTACGGTGCCGTTGGCTAGATTGTCGTCGATGGTATCTGCTTCGTTGTTGTGGTTGGCTAGCTGTGTGAGGAGCCGGTCAATATTGTCTATCACTGGTTTTCCTCCTCCTCGTTCTGGGTGGTGTTGGTTTGTTTGCGGCGATAGTCTTTAATGACGGTGGCGGAGATGGGGTATCCGGCTTGGGTGAGCTGTTTTGCTAGCCATGAGGCGGGGATGGTTTTGTCTGCGAGCACGTCGGCAGCTTTGTTGCCGTAGCGTTGAATAAGGGTTTCAGTTTTGGTTGCCATGATATCCCATCGGTTGTGTGGCGGGCTGCCATCCTGTGCGGCAGTCGCCGTCGTGTCCTGGTTTGCGTGTGCACCATGTGGTAGCACCGTCCTGGTGGTGGATTGTTTTGCCGCACATGACGTCCCGGAGATGCTCAGGCAGTGCGCCGTCATCCTGGTTGCTGGTTTGTGTGTCGAAGAGTGTTTTCTGGTTGGTGAAATGCTCGGATACGGTGCCGTTGTGTACGGGTAGTATCCATGTTTTCCATTGCTGCTGTAGCCGAGTGTTCCAGTGGAATTGTTTGGCTGCGTTTTCGGCCTGTTTTAAGGTTTTGTAGTAGCCGACGAGTATGCGCTGATGCTGCTGATCGGGAGGATTTTGGCCTCGCCAATATTGTGCCGCCACGGCGTAGCGGTTACTGTCTGTGAAGGTGTTCCAACAGTATTCGATAATGTTGTTGAGTGTGTCGTCTATAACATCTGTGTCGCTGTTGGGTAATTCTTGGGCGATGATGTCGCGGATGGCTTGCCGGTTTCGGGTGGTGGGTTTGAACGAGATGCTCACGATAGTACCGGCTGGTCGTCTTGCATGAACTGGTTGAAGGAGCCGTCTCCAGCATGTCGTGCCTGTGTGATGTCCTGGTCGGTCCAGTCGGGGTGCTGCTGTTTCAGATAGTGCCAGCGGCAGGCGTCATAGGTTTCGTTTTGGAGCCGAGTGAGATGGTTTTCTGTGATGATGTGTTTCCACATTGTCCACGAGACGTCGAGTCTGCGGAGCATGTCCATGGCCGGCACATTAAACGAGTTAAGGAAGAGTATTTCGTGGGTGTAGTATTCCTTCTCGTACTGGTCCCATCCGCTTCGGTGTCTGTTGGGCTGGTTTTTGGGGTAGGCTTCCCGGCATACTTTGTGCAAACGTTTGGCCATGTCTTTGGGTAGCCTCATGTCGGGGTTGGCGCGGATCATGGATCGCATCCCATCATAGGTGGTGCCCCAGGTGTGCATGATATGTAGTGGGTCTTCACCGTCTGCCCATTTTTCTGCACAGATGGCGAGGCGGATGCGCCTCCGGGCTGCTTGGCTGGTGTTGCGCCGGTTGGGGATGGGGCACGTGTCGAGAGGATCCATGATGTTTCATATGCCTTTCTTTGTTTGGGTTGCTTGTGTGGTTTTACTGTAGCACAGTGTTGAGTGCTTGTGTCAACCCTGTTTTGCCGGCTTGCAGGTAGGTGTCTGTGACATCCCCAACTGTGAGGGGCACATGGGTGGCTTGGGGGAGTGCCGCCTGGAGGGTTTGGGCCATCTGGTCTCCCGCCTTGTCTGGGTCGGACCATATGTAGATGTGGTCGTAGCCTTCAAAAAATTTGGTCCAAAAAGTTTGCCACGAGGTGGCTCCGGGGATTGCGACGGCCGACCATCCGCATTGTTCAAGGATCATGGAGTCGAATTCGCCTTCGCAAATGTGCATGTCTGTTTGCGGGTTGGCCATGGCGGCCATGTTGTAGATGGAGCCTGTGTCTCCGGCCGGTGTCAAATATTTGGGGTGGTTGTGGGTTTTGCAGTCGTGCGGGAGTGAGCAGCGGAAACGCATTTTTCGTATCTCGGCTGGCCGCCCCCAAACGGGGTACATGTATGGGATGGTGATGCACTGGTTGTAGTCTTCGTGGCCGGGTATGGGGTCATTGTCGATGTATCCAAGGTGGTGGTAGCGGGCTGTTTCTTCGCTGATTCCTCTTGCGGAGAGCAGGTCGAGAATGTTTTCGAGGTGGGTTTCGTAGAGGGCCGAGGCTTTCTGGATTCGGCGGCGTTCCGCAATGTTGTATGGGCGTATGCTGTCGTACATTCGGGTTTCTTTCTTCTAGATATTGTTGTAGCTTGTGGAGTCCGCCTCCGACACCGCATGTGTGGCAGTACCAGACTCCTTTGTCGAGGTTGATGCTCATGGAGGGCTGGTGGTCGTCGTGGAGTGGGCAGAGGATGTGCTGCTCGTTCCTGGACGGGTTGTACCGTATGCGATATTGGTCGAGGAGGCGGCATGTGTCAGAGGTGTGGGAGGAGCTCGTTGAGGGTTGATACCACATAGGCTTCACTCCATGGCTTGTTGCGCTGTTTCATCACTACGAGGCCGATAGTGGACTGGCTGGTTTTGTTTCGGTGTGTTTCATAGTTCCTTGCCTCTCGGCTGGCTTGTTTCACGAATTCGGCGAGGTGTGGCTGTCCGGCTTTCGCCTCGATAATGTAGGTTTTGTTGCCGGTTTGGAGGATGAGGTCGCCTTCGTCTTCGCGCCCGTTGAGGTGAAGCCGCTCGATATTGTGTCCGGTGTCGCGTAGCTGGTGGAGGAGTCTCGTTTCCCATTCGGCACCGGCCCGCCGGTTGCGTGCCTGCTGTGAAGCCATCATAGTCCTTTGTGTGTTGTGGTCATGTTCCATGGCTGTTTTTCGGCGAGGGGCCCGAAGAATGTGTATTCGGGGTAGGCTCGCAGCCGCTCGTATCGGGTGCCGTCGGGGCTGGATTTGCCTGTGCGCTGTTTCAACACGGCGATGCGGGCCTCGGCCGGTATCGATAGTCCGTTGCCGTTATCCTCACCACCGTAAAGTGATACTCCCAATATGAGTTGCGGTTTTTCGGAGAGGCCGTTTTTGATTTCCCTCCGGGCTGGCGGGTGTTCAATGTCGGTTCCGGTTTTGTCGGTTGCGTGGTGGGTGACAATAATGGTGGATCCTGTGTCTCGACCGAGGGCTGTGATCCATTGCATGGCTTCCTGCTGGGCCTGGTAGTCGGATTCGCAGTCTTGAATGTCCATCAGGTTGTCGATAACAATGATGGGGGGAAAGTGGTTCCACATTTCCATGTAGGCTTGCAACTCCATGGTGATGTCTGTCCATGTGATGGGTGACTGGAATGAGAATGTGATGTGTTGGCCGTGGTGGATGCTGTCTCGGTAGTATTCTGGCCCGTAGTTGTCGATGTTGTGTTGTATCTGGGCGGTGGTGTGTTGGGTGTTGAGTGAGATGATTCGTGTGGAGGCCTCCCAGGGTGTCATGTCCCCTGATATGTAGAGGGCGGGCTGGTTGAGCATTGCGGTGATGAACATTGCTAGCCCGGATTTTTGGCTGCCGGAGCGCCCCGCAATCATGACGAGATCCCCTTTGTGGATGTGCATGTCCAGGTTGCGGTAGAGGGGTTCTAGTTGTGGTATGCGGGGCAGCTCAGCTGCGGTTTGGGAGGCTCTCTCGAAGGATCGTTGTAGAGAGAGCATCGGAGCCTTTATCTATCTGTTACGGTTGAAGGATATATGGGTGGTCAGATGGAGTCGATGTCTACATCGTCGCTTCCGCCAGTGTTGGGTTTGCTGTCTCGCTTGTCAACGTAGGCTGCTACGAGGTCGTAGATGGCATCATCTAATGGTTTGAGGATGACGGCGTTGAAACCGTTTTTGGTGCGCACTGTGGCGAGTTTGAAGGCCTGCTCCTCGCCAAGGTAGGTTTCGAGTTCGCGGATCATGGAGTGTGGGCGATCATTGTTGCCGCGCGCTTTCTCAATAATAGCGTTGGGGATGGTTTCTGGGGTGCCGTTGTTGAGATCCTGGAGTGTGTGGAAGATAGTAACGTCGGCGTAAATACGGTCTGCGACCTGTCCGCCGTATCCTTCGGTGTTGTGCTCGACGTCGTGGACTTTGAAGGCGATGGCGGTGGCGTCCTGGTTTTTGGAGGGGTTGAAGAAGGTGCTGTCGTTGTTGTTGCGGTAGTTTGCGAGTCCCATTGTTGTTTCCTTTACTGTTTTGTTGGTTTGTGTCGGTTTTTATCGGGTGAGGCTGTTTCGTTTGCTGCGGAACGCCTCTGACACGTCGGGGTTACTGGTGATGGTCTTTTTGTACTGTTTGAGTAGATCGGCTAGCTGTGCCTTGCTGGTGGCTTTGTTGATTTTGTCGATGACGATGTCGTTTTCTTGGGATGTGATGTTGTCTACATAGTTTTTGGCTGCCTGGTTGTATCGGTCTTGGAGAATGATTGATGCGGAGGCTGTGAGGGTTGCCAAATCCCAGTCTTTGGACACGTCATCGTTTTTGAGGCCTCCGAGGAGGTCGATGATGGCCTGTTTGGCCTGATTGGCTGTGTCTCCTCGGATTACAGCCCACGGTGCGGCATAGTCTCCACCGTATTTGAGTGTGATGGTGATGCGATCATCACCGGTGTTGGTGTCGGTCACTGGTTCTCCTTGCCTTCCTCGAGTGGTGTGATGGTGGTTTGGATCGGGTACCTGTAGGCGTCTTTCCCGTCTATAGCCCAGCAGGCGTCCCGTACGGGGCATCCTTTACACAGGGCTGTGACGTGTGGAACGAAGATGCCTTGACTGATTCCTTTCATTGCTTGACTGTACATGGATGATACATGCCGGTGGGTGTTGTTGTCAAGATCGTAGAGTTCGGTGGCTGTGCCCTGCTCGACTGATAGCTGATCATTCTTAGTGGTGGCGGGTGTCCAAAACATGCCTTTCGTCACATGGATGCCCCGCTGTTCGAGCATGTACCGGTATGTGTGCAACTGCATAGCATCGACTGGCAGGCGACCCGTTTTGAGGTCGAGGATAAACGTTTCGCCGGTGTCTGTGTCGGTGAAGACACGGTCGATGTAGCCGACAATCTTTGTGCCATCCTGGAGGGCGGTTTCTACCGGGTATTCGATTCCTGGTTTACCGTCTAGGATTGCGGTGATGTATTCTGGGTGGTTTCGCCTCCATGTTTTCCAGCGGTCGACGAAGATGGGGCCATAGTGCATCCACCAATCATAGTTTTTCTTGTTGGGTCCTCCGCTTTCGCACATGTTTTTGCACACTCTGCCAGAGGGTTTAATCTCAGTGCCCTCGGACTGAGCGAAGGCTACCTGTGTGTCGAAAACATTGTTGAAGGATAGAAGGTTGTCGGGTATTTCGGGATATTCTGCAGGGTTGTGCAGGTGGAGGTCGTATTGTTCGGTGATGTGGTGGATCGCACTGCCGGCGATGGTGGCATACCAGGTGTGATAGGTGGCCTTGTAGCCGTGGGAGAGGCGCCATTTTTCTCCACATTCGGCCCACTGCGATAGGGAGCTGTAGGAGATGTGGCCTGGGTGGTTGATGGTTTTCGGGTATTGTGCTAGAGGCATTACTTGTCGCTTTTATTCCATGGGTTGCGGGTGTCTTGGCCGGCGTCATGCTGCTGGTATGCGAGGAGTGTCAGGCAGTGCCAGGCGGCATGTGCCAGATGCGGCAGGTGTGATTCATCGTCGAGATTGTTTCCTTGCTGCCAGGCTAGCAGGTGCCTGTAGAGGGCGTCAATACTGTGACACCAGGGGTATCCTCCGGTCCAGTTGTTGTCTCCGTATTTGGTGGCACCGTATCCGGCAACCTCACCTAAAGCATGGAGGGATGCGGGGTCGATGAGGGAGAGCCGGCATAGTTTGAGTTCTTTTCGGGCGCCCGTGTTGGGGTCGGTGTACATGCGGGTGGGCTCATCCATGGGGTGTGTGCTCCTTAAGGGTGGGTTACTGGTTTTTGTCGTGGGCGAGTGCTACGGCGAGAATAATGATGGCGAGGGTTTCAGCGATCAGGATGGGTGTTGTGATCATTTGTGGTCTTTGGGCTGGTAGGTGAGTGTTGATGCACCCAGGAGGGTGGCTAGGGCGCATGCGGCAATGATGGCGAGGGCGGCTTTGTGGCTGGTGCCTGTTGCGTACATCCATGTGATAATACCGCCTTGGATCCAGGCCAGGCTGGTGAAGAACGTTTCGTAGCTGTGCAACTCGATACGGTTGGGTGTGTTCATGCTTGCTCCTGAAGAATGGTGTTGATGGTTTTATAAATGTTGTACAGGTCGGTTTCGATAGATAACAGTTGGTGGATTTCGTGGTCGAGATTGATGTCTGGGTTGAGGGTGTTGATGCGGGATGCAATATCGGTGGCTGTGCGTAGTGTGCCGCCGGTGTGGTGAATAATGTGTGCCGTGTCGGCGAGTCCGGTGGTGACAGCGTAGTGGGAGAGGAGAGGCATAGCGGGGATGCTCCTTGGCTGGTTACTGTTGCGGGTTGATGTTGAGGTCGGTGACGTTGGGGTGGTCTTCTGTTCCTGTGATGAGGCAGTGGACGGTGACGGGTAGTTTGGATGCGCCGGGCTGTTTCATGGTTGCGCCGTAGACGATGCTGAACGTGTCTTTGCCAATAATTTTGTGGAGTTGTAGGTCGATGTCGGGGTTGCCGTTCCATTTGATACCGTGTGCGGCGGCCTTCTGCTCAGCCTTGTCATTGCAGGTGTGGGCTGCCGTAATCATGGTGAGTCCGGTTGCGGTTTCTTCACCCCTTGCTTGGGCTTGCTTGTGGGTTTTGTCCTGCTCGGCTTGTAGGGATCGGGTGGCTTCAGCCTGCTTGGCGGCTTTCTCGGCTTTGCGCTGCTGGGCGGTTTCAGGTGTCCATGCAGTGTTTGCTGTGGTGACCTGTGGGGCCGGCTGTGATGCGAGTGGCGGGTTGTCGTCGGGGGCTGGTAGGAAGGAGGCTGCGGCAATAATGGCGGCTGTGATTCCAGCGATGGTGTAGCCGTTTTTCTTGTTCATGATTTTGTATTCCCCTTTCCGGGGTGTTGTTCGTTGCTGACATGATTGATACTTCCAGACTGGACTATGACTGTCAAAGTGTCGCTCAGTTTGTGTGAGCGATCCTTGTGGGGTGAGGGGGTTTTATCGGGCGAACAGAGTTAACAGGTGGCCGATGTTGATGCGGCTCACATTCCAGTAGAGTTGTGTGGCTTCACCGCTGGTGAGCGGCTTCCACGTGTCATGGCTGTACACGGTACCGTCGGATGCGATGAATGTGTTGGGGCGTAGCTTGTGAAGTTCAGTCTCTACGCTCTGCCGGTAGGCTTCGGCGAGGCCCTCAAAATCCAGGTGGTCGCAGGCGAGGTTTTCAAGGCGTGTCAGGTCGAAAGGTGTGGGGCAGTCGTAGCTGGCGGGGGCGTAGAGCTGGGTGAAATGGTTTGCGATCTTTTGCATCATGATTCCTTTTCTCGTGTGATGGGTTGATAGTTTTATCGTGTAGCTTCGGCGAGGATGACGTCTACATCGATCACGTCGATCATGTCGTGGAGTTCCTCAGCTTCGTCCTCAGATAGGTGGCGCCAGTCGTAGTCGCCGTACACGGCGCCGTCGAGGGTGACAGTCCACAGGGGCCGGATGAGCCGTATGGCTTCTTCGACTTTGGCGTGGTACATGCGGCGCACCCTATCCAGATCCATGTCGTCTGACTGGTTTCCGGTGAGGCTGTGGAGGCTGAGTGGGTTGATTTCTGTCTGCCCGTAGAGGCTGGTGAAGGATGGTGTGATGAGTGTGCCATCCATGAGGGGATGCTCCTTTCGGTGGTGGAGGGGTTGTTGTGGTTTCTAGAGTGTGCGGGCTGCGACTCCATAGTCAAGGTGGCACTCATTCGGATTGAGCGTTTCATGCTGGAGTGTTGGGTGTGACAGATGTCACTTGAGCCTTTATTGCCTCTCTCGGCGTCTCAAATCTTCTGGGGGTAGGATTATGCAGGGTTGACCCTGCTAGTCGATTCTAGGGCCCTTCTAGGGCGTCTCAAGGGTATGTCTGGGTTGTAGCGAGTGTTGCAGATGATCTAGCAGGTCGAGATAGGTCTGTCTCGCAGGGGTGGGGGTGCCCTAATTGGGCATGGCATCTAATCCCCAGAGTGTGTGAGATAGGCCACATCTCCCTAGCTTGATACGTATCCTCGAAGCTACTCTGCCGATCTGGCGTAGAGGGTGTAGCCCAGAAATGCCGTTTAAAGCATCAGCATGGCGCCCAGGAGCGCCTTACAGGGTGGGGGCTAGGTATTTATACCCCCAGCACATTCTGATCGATTCTAGACGCATACCGGAGCCTTGTGCGAGATCAGCTCTCCGGACGCAGATCATCAGCCCCTATCCTGCTTAGCTAAGCCTGCACTATGTGGACAGCGTGGGATGCTAAGGGGGGAAGGACACGGTAAAAAGAAGAGGGGGGAGCATCAGCCTTCACGTCTTAGGTACTGAAGTTCACCTTAGGGTCTTAGCACTTAGCACCGAGCCCCTTGAGGGGCTCGGCATCAGCCCGAGCCGGCTCAGCTCATCAGGCACAGCCCTGAAAAGGGTACACGCCATCAGGGGAAGTCTTGAGAGTACGAGGAGCCTCAGCGACGAGTACTCGAAAGCCTGAGGGAACACCCTGAGCGCTGATGGGCCTAGCGTGTTCGGAAAAGACACAAGAGTGAAGTGTGACAGCTGTCCGGGAGTGAAACCCGTTCTGGCTAGGGGTTTTAGTCTTAAACACCCGTAAAGGTTACAAGACTCTAAGAAAATTTAAGGAAAAGTTTAGGTTTTATTTTTGGACCTTTACTACCAAAAACACCCGTTTACACCCCCTCAAACCCGCCAATAGAGCCAAACAGTCATGTTTGGCTCATCCCAGGTGGCGTATGCTAGGCTGGACAGGTAGCCAGCTGGACGCAAGGCCGAAATCCGCTGACGCGGCTTTCACCCTTACATCCATCAGTCTACAAAACACTTAAAGACCTTAAGAGCTAAGCGCTCAGGTGCTGATAGCTTAGCACCGAGCCCCTCAAGGGCTCGGCATCAGTCTTAGGTACTTTAGATAACTTTAAAACATTCAAGGCTTAGCCCTTAAAGTTATAAATAAACTTTAAAGCTTTAAAGTCTTAAAGTACATATAAAACCTTAAGACTTAAACAGCTAAGTTAACTATAAGGCCTTAAAGACTTAGCACTTAAGGATATAAACTTAACATCAGTATTTATAACTTATAAGCCTTAATACTTTAAATAACTATAAGATCTTAAAGGCTTAAACACTTAAAGTAACTAGAAGACTTTAAAATCTTAAGTACTTAAAGTTAACCATCAGTCTTAAACTTTAATACTATAACCTATAAGTCTTAAAGCTTATAGGTATAATAATATAACTATATAAGTATTAAGGCTTATAAGTTATAAAAGTTTTAGAAGAGCTAAGGGGTTAACTTCTTTACTTCTCTACTCTCTTTGGTACTTTCTCTCTTCTCTTCTTTTCTTCATCAGGGGAGAAGGGGAACCTTTACCATCAACGCCGATGGGCTTTTCGCCGTGTGACTCGTGTGCTTGGTCGCAAGCTCCCATCGCACACTCCCCACACTCTTACACCCGTATCCCTTTACAGCTTTGTGTGTTCGGCTGAAGGCGTACGGCGTGTCACGCTTAAACCCTTAACACCCGGTAAGACTTAAAGTGTATATTATATGTAGAAGATTTTAAAAACTTTAAGGGTGTACACGTTTTGGCTGTGTCCTACACCGCTAGGCGCTAAGCCTGGAAGTGCTAACACACACTCACCCCCATTTTTCTTCCGTGTTCTTCTCTTTTTGACACAGCTGGGGGGCGATGTGATCTTTCTCACACCCGTGGGGGTAGTGGAGAAAACAAACACCCCGCCACGATCACAACACCCCCTCAAACTAACAAAACAGCCCCCAGAATCGAACAGCAGGGCAATGGCAAGGTATTCATACCCCCAACGGTTTCCAAGTCCTCAGAGAGGCAATGAGAGCCCATAGAGGCGTGGTAGACGATCGGGAGGCGATATGGCACACACCAACCGCACCGCATCCTCCGCACACCGGCGCTGGCGGCAACAACTCATCACCAAAGCCCGACAACAAGGCCAAACCGAATGCCCCTTATGTGGAGTCACCCTCACCTGGGACACCCACCAGCTGCCAACCAGCCCCGAAGCCGACCACATCACACCCGTCAGCCGGGGAGGACTCAACACCCTAGACAACGGGCAAATCATCTGCAGAACATGCAACAGAAGCAAAGGCAACAGAACACAACCAAACATCAAACTCCAACAACAAACCACAAAAACACTCGTCATCTGGTAAAAAACCCGCCAACCCCCACCGGGGACACCCCCTGCACAGGCGTGCAAGACC